GTATAGACCGTCTTGCCGAATGCCCAGAAACGAACGCCGGCATCTGGATTGTTACGGTCAATGACCGGAACATAGGTACGGCGTTGTGGTACGAACTTCTTGGTTTCCTTCCAATCTTCCTTGGACAAACCGCCGCCGGAACGGAGGCTATCAGCGAATTCCGCAATGGGATCCGATTCGCCGAACGACATAGGCGAAAGATAGGTCTTACTTCCGAGGTAATGGAAGTAGAGTTCGATGAATGGGTTGTCGGGTTGGGTAGCGAGGGGAACAATACGGATCTTGTTCTCACCCTCTTTCGGCTTCCAGAGCACTTCAGTGCGGGCCGTGTTACCTTTCAGTTCGCCAAGCTTGGCGCGTAATGCGGATAGATCTAATGCCATAAGTTAACTCCTAATGAGTAATTGATAAGTAAATAATCGGTAACTACTAAGTCTGTAACCTTTCAAATAAGTAGTCGTCCGACTATCTTTCCGCCGCGATGTTTTGTGTCGGATGGAGAGATAGTCGAAAGATACCCTACTATGTGGAATCTGTCAAGCGATGTCGGCGACTTTAACGATTTTGTTCAACTTGGTACTGATTTTCTTCAGCTTGTTGTACGCTGTTACCAAGATTGTATTTCGATAATCGTCCCACGGCACACGAAAGCCCTTGTCTACAATGCCGCCGTTGAGTTCGGCAATCAAAAGATTCAACGCGTTAATGGTGTATAACGTATTCGTTGCCTTCTTTCTATGTAAGGAGATGGTCGCTTCCGGTACATTACCTACAATGTCTACATCCACATTGATGTTATACGTGCAACACAATGCCCCGATCTGTTCGGTATTTTCGAGAATATAGATTGTGTCAAAGGCAATTTCGTAAGTACTGACAATCTTTCTGAGGGTATCGTCTAGATCGGCTTCGGCACAAAACGTGCAGAGCAGTTGGGTATTGAGGCTCATGTAACGGACTCCTTATAATGTAACATAACTACTCTATAAGTAGTGAACCGTTATTCAACAATTACATATTCAATCGTTTGACTATATCGTAATTTGCGCCAAAATAGACTCTCATAGGGAATTTTCCGTCCTGCGACAACACTTGGATAACTTCTTTCAACAACTCCGGCCCATCATCAATGTTATAGTCAAATAGGATACTGTCGTAGGTGTAGAGCGTCGGCACCGACCATTTTCCGTAAAATAGAGGTTTCAACTTATTGATAACCGTCAGATTAACCTCTGTTTCGGCCAGCTGAACCATATAATTGAACAACTTGGACGGGGTAGGCTTCTCAATCATATCCCTACGGAACTTTCGGCCGGAATAGGGCGATACGATGTACCCCTGATGATCAAACAGTACCGCCAACGCGTCAATATATCGGTAAACCGCCTTGAAGAAGTCCGGCACGTTATCGTCCCGTTCTTCCCCATACAGCAGTCGGAACGTGATTTGCTTACTCTCATTGTACTCGTCTTCGGTGAGCATTTCTTTATCGAAGTACTGCCGACCCAAATATTCATGGATGGGAATGTCCCTAGGCAGGTCATACCCAATCATATCGGCAATCAATCGAAGATGAAAGCTTTCGTAATCGGCCATCACCACCAGACCCCGTTCAAACCGGCTATCGAACATCTTTCGACTTCCGTCTTTCTTATTGAGGGCGGCAAAATTGATTCCCCCAAACTTGTTGGATGGGCGGCCTGTTGTGGTGTACGGATTATACTCTGAGAACAAAAATCCATCGTTATTGTATCGGCTAGGTTTGGCCAATTCAGCATCGACATGAATGCCATTCGATTCCAAATATTGTAATGCGGGAATCGCGGTATTATTGATAAAGGTGAAAGCTTTGTCTGTTGTGTCATATTGACCCAACATTTGTTTTGCATGGGCAAAGTAGCTCTCAACCATTTCAATATGCTTCATCATCGGGATGGACTTGTTTACCCGTAGTTGTTTGTCATATAGTTGATAGAATTTCTTGTGGCACGGCGTCAAGAACTCGTATGAATCGGTCACTTTACCAGTTGATAAATATTCAATTGAATTGATATCAATAATATGTGGGAACCGTTCAATCCCATCGCTCATAAACTTCGATGAGTCAATATGCATCAGCACTTTCTTCGACGGTGTATATACACGACCGGTGAGCTTGAGCATTGGAAGTAACGAAGCATCTAAATTTACTGCATCATTATGGTTGAACGGAAGAATGTACAGTTCGTCGTCGCACGACACCGCCAAGATACATACGGGGTTAACCGCGGGATGTACCTTGGCGTCTGTTAATATCGGATATAGCAATACATCTCTATCGCCGATAATACGTATCATATTGTCGAACTCTGTAACCGTTTCTACAATCTGCATTACAATCCCTGATAGAATCTCACGTAGTTGGTGACGACCTTTGTTATACCGGGCATTATCTGATCGGCAATCTCCACTGATCTCTTATTTGCATCTGCTACTCCATATTGGAGTATAATAGGCTGACCCGTATCTGTCAATCCGGTCACCGTATCCACCGGGCCACGAATAATCCATCGAAGTGATACAAGTGTGTAGAAGTTATGACCCTGCAATTTATGGAACGTCGCGGGCGCAACTTCAACAATCTCTGCAGGTGACGAGTTGTTCGTTGATCGAACAAAATATCTCGGTATTTCCCCGTCTTGAATGTCTTTAGTTGTAATGAATGGAACATACTCATCAATACGAACAGGTATCATTGATGACGGTATCTGTGCGTACTGTCCGTATGTTGATCTTAGTTCATTGTCTCGTTCTATACTCATGAGGTCGCCTTTGATCCGTTAGCATCATACCACAACATCTTAAAATAACCATGCACTTTCGTTCGCCAGCCCTTTGTTGTGATTTCATCGGTGACATCGGTCACTTGGAATACCCCGTGCTTCTCAAACGTAGACGGAATTCTATCAACAAAGAATCGATACCCATAATTTCCACGGTAACCGAGGTCGTCGTTGGGTAGGGTGCCACAAAACTATTCGGCACATCGGTGTTCGTATATCCTTGATTAGTAATGCGACTAATCATAGCGCCACGATTGACGCCGGTGAGTGACCAAACATGTGATCCGAACTTTTCACTGACTTCCTGACGGCGCATGCCCATGGCCGTAATCGTCGCTTCGTCAGGTGTCGTTGCTTGGCCTGGTATAGGCTTGCCCGCCGCGGTTGTGTTGGGTGTATCCTGATTTGGTGTTGGTGGAGAATCCGACGGCGCAACGGCAGATTTATTAGAAGGAACCACTCTACCCGCATTATCCAAAGAACGAAGGGTATCAGGATATACCGAGGAACCGTGGCGAAGTTCAAAATGTAAATGTGCACCGGACGATGTACCGTGGCCCGGATCAGTTTTAGCACCGCCTGATAAACCAATATTCTGTCCGGCCCGTACCCTATCGTTGACTCGAACACTTATATCACGAAGGTGCCCATAGACACTCATAAAGCCACCGTCATGTTGAATATATACAGCATTACCATATCCACTAACCGGCCCAGCAATAAAAACCTTGCCCGGATTGACCGCATACACCGAAGTTCCACTGGCCACCGCGATATCTATGCCGGGGTGATTCTTAGATGCACCGGCAATACCTGTATTGCGTGGGCCCATCTTACTACTGATAGGCATAGTACCACGTACCGGCGCAGCACTCAATTGATATGGAGGCTGAACTGGTTTGGTTGCCGCAGCGATGCGAGTATTATCTATCGGCGCCATCGGAATTTTATCACCAAGCGCAGTATTCAATTCACGTCCGGCCGCTGTTCCAATGGCCGAGAGTCCATCTGGATCATCGTCTACGTTACGTGACGTAGATGAATTGTCACCGACGGCGTTATTTTCAGTAGTGCCGTTAATTGGTTTACCTTCACTCCACGCCTTGATACGTGTCTGCATACCGTCTTCAAGAGTTGACCAATTCAACACATACATGTGTGCGCTGGTCGAACCTAACAACGGATATTTTGCCTTTGCGGCATCTTGATCTTCCTTCGTCATCAGCTTCAATCGTGCTACTAACATCATTTGTGTGATAAGTTCCGGTGGAAATGCCGTATCGAATTCCACCGCTAAACATTCGCCGCCGGGCTGTGACTCATCTGGGCCTACGTTAAACTTATAGAAGTCAATCTGCTTGGTGTCATTTTGATCACCGTACTTGTAATCCACAATCTTATATGACGCACTTTCTTCGTCACTAAAGAGTTGAAGTTGCCAATATCCACCCACCGCACGATTCATACATAGTAACAAAGATGTAAATGCTTGTTTCAAATCTACTGCATCAGTGAAGCACTGACGAATAATGCCGGTATTAATCCATAAACCCTTTCCGAGTTTTGCACCGCCAACAGGTCTATCAGGTTCACTGCCGAATCGACCGACTTTTCCATAGGATAATAGGGCATCTTGAACATCTTGCTTAGTTTTCGTCAAATCACCGTTCAACGTATCCTTATCAAATGCACCGTCGTTGACATTCAACAATAACATAGTTTCGGCTTCTGACGAAATCAAATCGGGATGATATCCTACCCAATCATCTTTGCCCATTCTGCCCAGCTTCATAAACTCACGAAGTTGCTTGTTGAGCGATGTATCTTTAATGACTGAAAACATGTCATCGAGAAATTCATTGAATAGAAAATCCCATGACATCCACGCATAGTCATAAACGTTGGTGGATACGTTATTAGCCTTTGCTGCTTCTTCGGTAGATTTACTAAATGATGTGCCCGCTTCCTTATATATTCCATCTGAGCTTTTATTCAGATGTGTACTGATCAACACATCATACATTTTCTGTTTGAAGTAGTCTGCAATAGTGGAGATTTCCAATGGCTTCTGTTCGTCACGATTGATATATGTTTGATCAATCTTGATACCCCAAACATTTTCACCCTGAGATACGAGATGGGTAGTACACTTATAGATACCTGTTTCTGGTTCTAACGTAATTTCAAAATTAGCGATCTGACCCAACGCAAGATCATAGTTGCCATTATTAGGTTGATTGTAATTCTTGATGATACGAGAACGACCGTATTGACTAGATACACCACCCTTTTCGGTGAGTCCGATAATTTCCACTAATTCCTTGAACAGTTCTTCGCCCTTCTCAAAGTCCATCATTTGTTCAACAGGACGATCGGCAAAATTCTGACCAAATTCCACGACAACGTATGTACCGGGAATCAAGAAGTGCTGACGAAGAAATTCCAGTTGGGCTCGATTGTAACAAATCCACTGTACGTCAACCGTCATCGGTTCGCCCAAGCCACGACGTTTTGACGTAATAGATGTAATACCTGGCACAGGACGATTTGCCTTAGGTTGTTGCGCCTTATAGGTCGCTTCAAAATCGTCCATTCCTTTCGCGGCCGTCATTTCATTAGTAGATATGATACGTCGCTTCTTGCTACTAGCGTCAATAGCCGTACCAACCGCATCATGTTGATTGTCATTGTATGTCAAATCAAAGATGTTCTTTTCACCGCTCTCATATCCATGAAGACCAAGGGAAAAGAACATATACTTGTTAGTAGTATCAATGCCGCAGGAAGTCATTCGACCGAACGGCGTTACCGGCATTGTTGGATATTGCGTTTTACGATGACGCAACTCATCCATTACAAACTTTCGAAACGGATTGAACTGTGGAAATGGCTTTCTCTTTTCTTCGGACGCCGGATCATTTGGATCCTGTACAGCAGTGATGGTAACCGCTGGCAGTTGTTGCGGTTTTAGAATATCAGCCGGTGTTGGCAGCGCTTTGACACCGGGAATTGTGGGCCATACAAAAAACGGATTGGTCATACGTTATTTTTGTGGAATGATGATATTAGAGCCAATAGGTACTGTAAGACTGCCGTTGACTTGTCCATTAGCCGCGGCGATACGCCACCAATCGGAGGCGTGACCATATACGTTATTGGCGATGATATCAAATCGATCCTGCTCGCCGGCCGTGATTGCAATATCACCTGCCTTTGGCGTAATGGCGGTAGGACGTGCCGTTGCGAGCACACTCCGTCCGTCTGATAATTGTATAACTTGTAAAGGCTTATCATATCGATTAATCATATCTTATCCAAAGCCAAAGCCGCCAAGATTGCTTAGCTGTCTAGAAATGTCTGGTACTGGATTCTTGGCCAGTATGTCTTGTGGGCCACCAACCAATTGTTGCGCTTGCGAAGTCACGCTAGATTGCCCTGATGTCGATGATCCTTTGAAACTCGTTGGATAATCATAGAAATCCGTGCCAGTAGACATCTGTTGTTTCTCGATGATACTAAAGGACATATTGACTGTCACCCCCATTGGTACCTGATTATCTTCATCAATTTCCCAATCGTCATCGTCCATCTTGTACGTCATAGACTTGATATAGCCCGGCTGGTCTTTGTATACATTACCAATGGTTAGTTTAACCAGTGGGGGTACTAAAAAGCCATTTGAATATGACGACGGATACGATAGACCCGTTAGATAGTTGATTTTGGTCCATACATTGTCCATTTCAACCTTACTAAACGCCTGAATACGAAATGCAAATGAGACTTCACGAATCACACCTACGTAAACAATATTACGTTCAATACGACCGATGTATTGTTGTTCTTGCCAATTTGGCGTGGTGGATTCATTGATGTCGGTCAGCATGGCTCGAAACGGAAGTACAGTTGAACTACCGAAGTCATAAAATAGGAAGTCAATCAGATTACCACTTGCATCTCGAATATTCTTCATTACATCCGTTGAAATCTCGTCACCTTCATTATCAAACGTGGCCTGAATACGATTCATGGGATCACTAATGACATATGATGGCGCGAGGCTATCAGCACTACCAGCACGGAATGCTTGTTCCCACCGTGTCGGTGTCAACGATTCGTTTTCTTGATAATTGGGTTTCAATCCACCTTCAAATCCCGCAAGACGTTTCGCCGTACCATACACACGCGCTTCAGCGGTGCCCTTCTTACCTATGTTATCCGGTGTATAGGTCAATTTGTAATGCTGAATTTGACTGTCAAGATCTGTTTCAATCTGTTCCCCATCGGTATATCGTGACTGTAACGACAGGTCAGGATAAATCATATGCGCTTGGCCCGGATTCTTCTCGGACGGATCTACAGCAGCGATAGTCTGTGATGTGAGTTTGTCAAATTTACTTGTAATTGCGGGAGCACTACTACCAAACAGGAATGATCCTACGCGAGAAACAGATCGTAGAATATCATTCACGTCATGCTTGGTCTTTTGAATGAAGTTTGTTGCTCGTTGCAACGCATCACCAGTAGCCGGTGTTCGTGGCGGATTCAGCCGAATCTTGTTTGACACCGGATAATCTCGAACGTATCTATCAACGGATTCGTCGTCAGGTCCGTGGGTGACGAAGTATCGCATGCCATCAAATTGAGTACCCGACTTTGTCTGGCCTCTATCACTCGTCGTACCGGCAAATGTATTCTTGACATTGGTAATAGGCCCAATGATATTTCGAAGTACCGAATTACCGGCCCCAAACAATGCATCCTTTGCACCACTCAAATCACCAGAAAGCAATTTGCTCTTGACCTTATTCAGCGGATCACCTTGTTTACCGGAACTCTTGAACCCGCGCCATTGTGCCACGGAGAAATATTCACCACCAATACTAAGTTCAGGTCGGCCGTCTACTCCGGTAATGCCCTTCCCCGACGTGGCATTCATAATACCAGATACGGCACGACTTAGTGGGTTGCCCGGTGCGATAATATTCAAAAGACCAGAATTACCTCGGACATTCATCAATCCGGAGATAGACTTATCCCGTGTTGCAATTTGTAAACGACCAGCAGACCCCATAGCATCATCAGACGCCGGACTCTTACCATCTCCTGATAGGCTGTGCCCATATGCACTATCCAACGGACGCTTGATATGCGTAAATGGAACGATAAGACTACCGACAAACAACGGATTGAAGATACGCGTTTCGGAAAATGTATTACCCGCCTGAAGTTCAGCTTGTCGAAGAATAAAATTCATGCCGCGATGGCTCTTTAGATATCGGGCCAACCGTAAACTTTCCCGTTCAATCGTACCGGGAAAGAACGTTGGACTATCACTTTCCGTTTGTGTACGTTTTGGATCATCTGGGCGAAACGACAAGAATGGTTCATCGGTTCCGGCTGTTTTTACCGGAAGCCGATATAAGTCCTTGTACGTTGCCTCGTATCTATCAGTTAGGCCTTTGAATCCCATGATTATACCTTACCGTAAGCGGTCATAATACCCGCGCCCACCTTTTTACCATCCAAGTTGACATCCCACTTCGTCGAACGATATGCTGCTGCAAGTTGCTGTACGGCTTGGAGCAAAGCCGCCGTGTCCATCGTGGCTGGTGCAACAGGTGCCGATGCTGTTGGTCGTGTTGCTGCGTCGGCCGCTGCTTGTGACGCGGGTTGTGACGCGGGAACTTCTACTGGCGTCGGTGCTACGCTACCAACCGTGCCGCCCGCATTTTCATATACTTTCTTTGCAAATTCGAAGTTCTGTCCGCCAACTTCTGAAAACTTATCTTGTACCATGCTGATGGATTTAGCCAGTGACTCATTGGCTTGTGCTACACCTTCTCCTGATGATGCGATGTCCTGTCCAAAGCCAAACCAACTACCAATCTTTTTTGCTAAGGTAATTAGTGGATTGTATATAAATCGAAATGCATCGCCTACCCATCGAACTGCCGGCGCAAGGAAACTAAGTCCGTTACCGACCTTCTTAATGACGCCAAATAGAAAATCTCCAAGACCATGAAAGATATTTTTCCAATTAGCAATTAAACCAACGATACCACCCAGCGCTGCGCCAATC